CGGGTCTATGGCAATGCTCTGGTCTATGGCAATGCTCTGGTCTATGGCAATGCTCTGGTCTATGGCAATGCTCTGGTCTATGGCAATGCTCTGGTCTATGGCGATGCTCGGGTCTATGGCAATGCTTGGGTCTATGGCAATGCTTGGGTCTCTGGCAATGCTTGGGTCTATAAACAAAAACTCATAGGAGGATATTTCTACCACACAAAACAAAAATCAGAAAAGATTGAAAGCGTTGATACTTACGATGACGGATATGAAACCCTATGCAGAGAACCTAAATTAGAAGAAGAAAAACCGCAAGGAAAGAAAGTTAAAATAAGATTAGCCGAAGGAACAATAGTTGAGGGAGAAATTATCAACTAATTATTTAACAAGGGAGATAGTAAATATATGAAAGTGTTATCGCTATTTGACGGAATATCTGTTGCCCAACAAGCATTAAAAGAATTGGGGATTGAGTGTGAGTATTATGCCTCCGAATGAACATCAAAGGAAAACAGGGAAAAATACTAAACGACGACATGACCGAGGAGAAGTTCATTCAGTTCGCCATAGACTTCACGGCCCGGATGAAAGAGAACTCAAAGTCGGGAGCGCCATTCTACATTTGCTCAGGATATGGAAGCTACATGCCATTTGTCTTTGCATTAAAAACAAACGGTCTGGAATTCCAAAACCCGATAATCTGGGTAAAGAATCAAATAGGTATGGGTATGAACGACTACCGGCACAAGCATGAGATGATGATCAAGGTCAAAAACGTACCGCCGAAAAAGAAAAAGGCAGAACCAATACTCTATGGCTGGAATCAAGGAAAGCATTATTTCAAAGATGTGCATGACGAAGCGGACGTATGGGAAATAAAAAAGAGGGCTACCAATACCATGGTTCATCCGACGCAGAAACCAATCGAGATGATAGCGAGGGCCATGACGAACAGTAGCAAACGAGACGATATTATCTTAGATCAATTCGGAGGATCCGGAAGTACCATCATCGCAGCCGAAAAAGAAGGTCGAACGGCATACGTAATGGAACTGGATCCGAAATACGTTCAGGTCATGATCGAGCGCTGGGAAGTCTATACAAAAGGCAAAGCAAAGAAGTTATGAAAAGGGAGTAATATAAAAAAATGGAGGGAAGCATCATCGATCAACGATCGCTTAACAACCCGGAGATTGAAAGAAAACAGCAAAGCGCATACTATCATGCAGAGTATAATGGTTGCGAGATAGAGCCAAAAGAATTTTACAATTCGCAGAAAAATTTTAATAAAAGATTACATAAAATAAATGGACGACACTGTAAAACACATCAAAGAGACACCTGCCGTTGCGGTTGGGAGTGGAAACACCATTACGAAGCCGAAAAAGAGCAAGAAAACCACCCGAACTAATCCGAATAAAAAGCCCGTAACAAAAGAGGCAGAACGGCATCATTTTATCTTATTTATCGCACTTCCTAGGTCAATGAGGCAGACAGAATTCGGGTATATTAACGACAAGGATTTCGCAGAAAAATATAATGTTCATCCAGCGACCTTAGTAGAATGGAAAAAAGACAAAAACTTTTGGGTGGAAGTAACAAAGCTATGGAAGCGATGGGGAAAAGACAGGACGCCGGACGTAATCGCAGGACTCTATCGCAGATCAGCAACAGAAGGACACGGATCAGACGTTCTGGTTTGGATGAAAATCATCGAGGAATATAAAGAAAAGTCGGTAGTAGAATCTGAGGACTTAAAGACGTTCGTGGAAACATTCAAATCAATACTAAGTGAAAAACCAGATGAATCTGATACAGAGATACAAAATAAAGACGACGGTGGGGAGGATATTCAAGGACAGCCTGGGGAAGCCGTTTCGTCTGACTGACGGGCAGTCTGAAATCTATTCGGCAATCAGCAGGAAAACCCATCCGAGAATCCATGTGCAGACACCGACCAGATACGGCAAATCAGACGTGATATCAATGGCCGTTCTCTCAAGGGTATCAATGTTCCCGGAGAAGTGGGCGATAGTCGCAGGCAACAAGGAGAAGGCCAGGATTATCATGGCCTACGCCATCAGTCACATCTTCGACTGTCCGGGAATAAGAGCAGGATTCGTTATGGACGAAGGAGAGAGCGAGGAGAGGATCAGGCGATATAAAAACAAGGACCGGATAAACTTCAGAATGCTGGACGGGACGCTCGGTGAACTATTCATTACAACCGCAGCTGGAGCGCTTGGATTCGGAGCAGCAAACGTTGTAGAGGATGAATCAGCACTGATTAACGATAAGGATCATGCACTGGTCATGCGTATGTTGGGCGATCAGCCGGAGAACTTCATCGTTAAAGTCGGGAACCCGTGGGAGATGGACCACTTCAGGAAATCATTCGAGGACCCGAAATATCACAAAATAGTTATAGATTATAAGCAAGCGATCAGGGAAGGAAGGTTAACGCCGGAGTACGTGGAGGAGATGAGACGGCAGCCATTCTTCGATGTTTTATACGAATGTAAATTCCCAAGTATGGTAACAATAGACGAAAAGGGTTGGGTGCCTTTATTCACCCGAGACGAAATCGAAAAGGCGATGGTGGAACCAACGCCAGGATTCGGTATCAACAAGATCGGAGTGGACGTGGCCGGAGGCGGAAGGAACTTCAGCGTGATCGTGCAACGCCACACGAACATCGCAAAGATAATCCACAAGAATCAGGACCCGGACACAATGAACCTGGCCGAATCGGTGATAAACATCAGACGACAGCAGAACATCGGCACAGACGACGTGTTTGTCGACGCAGTGGGCATCGGCAAAGGGGTATATGACATCCTTAACAAGGAAATCCCGGGCATCTACGGCATCAACGCCGGATCAAAGCCGACCACCGAAGTCGAACAGACAAAGTTCACAAACCTAAGAGCCGAGATGTATTGGAAAATGAGGGAGTGGATCACACAGGGAGGAAAACTTGAGAAAAGCGAGGATTGGTATCAACTCTTAAAGATAAGATACAAATCAAAACTCGAAGGTCGACGAGGCAAGATGCAGATTATCAGCAAAGAGGAGCTGGCAGCGGAAGGAATCTTAAGCCCGGACGTGGCTGATGCATTATCATTAACCTTTCGCACCAATGATATTCCTCCTATGGATCCCGAAGTTCAAGAGAATATACAGCGGAAGGAAGGGGGAATTGACCCCTTTTCGCCGTTTGGTGAACTTTAGTATATAGTAATCATATGCCAAGAGGAATTTATATTAGGACAAAAGAATATAGAGAAAAGCAAAAGAAAGCACACTTGGGTAAAAAACCTCACCCAAATTCTTTGAAAAATTTAACTCATAAATATAAAAAAGGATATCATCACACAGAAAAAGAAAAAGAAAATCATCGACAGTGGATGTTAAAAAATAACCCATTCAGAGGCAAAAAACATTCTGAGGAAACAAAAAAGAATTTCAAATTCAGAAGAAGATTGTTCGGTAAAGACCATCCGAGGTGGAGGGGTGGGATCACGGAATTAAGAAAATCAATAAAACAATGTTTCAAATACCGACAATGGCGATCAGATATATTCACAAGAGATGGATGGAGATGCGTTAACTGTGGAGAAAAAATAAGGGCGATTGAAGCTGATCATATTAAAGAACTTGCTAAAATTTTGAAGGAGTATGGAATAAAAACAATCGAGCAGGCAATAGAGTGCGAAGAATTGTGGGATATAAATAACGGACGAACTCTTTGTAGAGAATGCCACGAGAAAAGACATAAAAGGTTAAAGAATCTTAAAAACAGACCAAAAAGTAAATTATAATATGAGTTATTACGACAACGACGACAATCAAAACATGTGGCCATTCTACGTGGGCATGGCAATCTATCTGGGCTGGATTCTTTTCATGGCCCTAAGAGCATTCAAAATCTTGTAGTTGACAACACTTTACGGGGTGCTAAAATTAAATTAACATATGGAAAAATCAGCAAAACTTATAAGCGAACTAAGAAAAGAACTCGGATCAATCACGATCGAGGAAATCGATTCGCTAAAGGAACCGCAACTAACCGACGCAGAATACGACGGCCGGGCAAATGACTGCGAGATTTTCTATACAAAATACATCGAGCGAGTCCTGAAACTTTTCATACAGCAACAACTCGAATCAATCGGCAAGGACGCACTCAACATGGAGCAAGTAATGTTCGGCCGGGGAACCATCAACGGATTCTATCTCTTAGACGAATGGTTCAAGAATCAAGTCAGTATCTCCCGGGCAAGATTACAACCCGAGGAAAAGGCCGAACCGGGAGAGATCGTATAATAAATTATTAACAATAAAAATATGTGGAAATCAAAATCACAAATGAGAGCAGCCTATGGCGGACACCTTGGACCAGAGATGAAAAAGAAGGCCGATGAATTCAGTGCCAAGACGCCAAGTATCTCGAAACTGCCAGAACACGTACCGGCGCCAAAAGGAGAGAATCCGCTGATCAGCAGCATGAAAAGGGCAGCGAGAAAATAAATATGCCACGAGGAATATACAAAATATAAAAAGATTTTCTGAATATCCTCAATTAAGAACATCGATAGAGAATGGGATTACATTGTGTCGTAAGTGCCATCATAAAATGGAAAGGCGAAGACCTCGCTATTTCGCAAATAGCGTTAAAAAAATGCGTAAAGGTCGAACTAATAAAAGAGTGACAACAAAACAATGAGAAAAATATCGTACTTCTTATTAGGAACGCTAATTGGAATGACATTAGCGTTGATGGGATTATAAAAATTAAATTGTAAAATTATGGCAGAATTATTCGACAAAGACGGAAACCTCGTTGAGGCCTACACGCCCGAGGAGGTAAACGCAAAACTGGACGAGATCCGCAAAGAAGCGGCTGATGACGCCAAAACCGAGATGCAGCAAACACTCGAGGAAAAGGATGACGCCCTGGCTGAATTAAGAACCAAACTCGCCGGAGCGGAGACAGAACTCGGATCGGAAAAGGATAAGGACAAAAACCTGGGAGGCCAGCGCAAAATCATCGAAGGCAAAGAAAAGGTGATAGAGGATCTGACGAAAAAAATCGCAGACCTTGAAACCAATACCAATACCAAACTGGACGAAATCAGCCGGAAGGAACACGACAAGATGATCACGGCCATGATCGACGATCTAACTGACGGCGATCAGGAAATCTCGGCAAAGGTGAAGTTTCATTTTGAGAACTTCAGGCCAATAGACGAGAAGGACAAAAAGCCCGAGGACATTCAAAAGCTCATCCAAGAGAGAGTCAAGAGCGCATACACGCTGGCGACCGGAGGACGGGCATCAACTCCCCTATCGGGACCGATCATCTCCTCAGCCGGAGGTGGTAAGCCGACGATCAACGAGGGAGGAGAAAAAGTCAGCCCTGAAATTCAAGACCTGGCGCATCAGTTGGGAGTGACCGATCAGGACTTAAAAAAGCATAAATTAATATAATTATATGGACAAACCAATAAAAGAGGTAAAACCGAAGCAAACGGAAAGTGAGATGATTACCATCCCGGCAAGCGATCTGGAGGACATCAAGAAAATGCTCAGTGATCTGCGAAGGGACAATGACATGCTTTTGCAAGTCGCAGACAAAAAACAGATGTCGGCGTTCTACCAGAGGAACAAGGGTAAGATTCCAACAAGGGTGCAACTCAGGATATATGATGGCAAGGTAGTTCTCGGATGGCAAAGCACGACAGACATACCACCACAGATCGACCCGGCAACCGGGAGATGGAACGCAGAGGTTCAAAAGTGCAGATTAGTATTTGAGGATGGAAGCACCAGCGAGGAAATGTATCAGGTGCAGTTCACCCGAAACTATAAGCAGGCGGAAGCCGAAGTAGTTTCAAAAATCGTGGACGAGGTCACAGGAAATGTGGCACTAAAGGTCGTTCGTCTCGACAACGGAAAAGAATACACATTAGGAAAAAGTTTCATTAACTAATATGACTATACCAAAAAGAGCAAAAAGAGGACGACCGGCGAGGGAGGAAAAGGTGGAGGAAAAGCCGAGGGAGAAGGCAGAGAAAAAAGTGAATCCAGCAGAACCACCGGCAACTCCCCATCAGGAAGCATAGTTCTCTTTACTCAATTGAGTGTAGATTAAGGGGCGGTTGTCATGCACCGCCCCCCAATCTGGCGAAAGAAAAACATATGAAAAACCTAACAGGAAAATTCATTGGAGACAAAAAAATACAGGAGACACTCGTGGCGGATCGCAAAACCTATCTGGGAAAAGAAGTGCTTGCGATAATCTACGAAGGCGGAGAGGTCGGGGAACTCCCGGCAGAACTGGCAGAGAGAATAGCGACGGATGAGGCGAAGGACGCCACAACATTGAGAGAACTATTCGTCAACCCGGTGGTCGAAAAGATGTTGGCAATTTTATTAGATAGTGAAATAAAAATTGCGGACATAGAATATGTGCTCGGTAAAACATCGTCATCGCTTCAGATCAGCCTCGACAAGGCGACGGAAATCTTGTGGAAAAAGGAACTGTACGAAAGGACGTTGGCCGACATTAATAAAGTCCTAATCAACAAACAAGATGGACCAATCAAATCAACCAAGCCGGGACGAAAAGGAGCAAAAGATAAGCCCTCCGTTAAATAGAAATGAGTGCAATCTCATCTTGAAGTTGCGGAGGACATATCGCTATGGAGAAGTAATTATTGTGGTTCATGATGGAGTGCCAATGCGTCTCAAAAAAGTAGATGTTTTTGATGACTTGAGAGGTTCTCTCGGTGGCGATATAATAGATACATGAGCAACTTAAAAGGAAAGAACAATCCATTTTGGGGAAAACATCATACCAAAAAGACGATAGAAAAAATCAGGAAAGTTCATTCTGGAAAACACTATTCTCCAAAGACAGAATTCAAAAAGGGAAACCCACCGCCAAAGACCGCATTCAAAGAAGGATCAAAAAGGCCATTGAACGCAAACAGTTTTCCAACTGGTGATAAACATCCAAACTGGAAAGGTGGAATTAGCAAGAAAAAAGGATATGCGAATTTCTTCACCAGGCGAAGGGCGATAGAAAAAATGCACAATGGTGGCACTCACACTCTCGGCGAATGGGAAACTTTGAAAGCGCAATATGATTGGATATGCCCATCTTGTAAAAGAAAAGAACCAGAAATCAAACTGACCGAGGATCACATCGTACCATTGATAAAGGGAGGATCAGATAACATCGAAAATATTCAACCGTTGTGCAAAAACTGCAACAGTCAGAAACACACTAAAATTATTAAATATTAATCAAATATATGGAAAACGCAACCAAACCAAAAACATTAACAATCGACATCATTCAGGAAGTAGTGCTGGACAAAAAAGGAAAAGAGGTTCGTGACCAGAAAGGAGAAAAGCAATACAAGAGAGACGACTTCGTGGGACTGATCAATCTCTTAAACAGATTCGATTCAAAGAGGCACGGCATGGACGATTACAAAAATTTTATCAAAACAAAAGATAAGATTTTGAAATACTGGGCGGACGAAATCACGAAAGTGGAACTCAGTTTGAATGAGGCAACATTCCTAAAAAATTATCTGACGGAACTTCCGAAAAAAGAGGGAATGGACAAGAGTCTCGCAGAGTTCGAAATGAGGACATTGATCGGGATCACGGAGCAATTGGATTAGGGTCTTGACAGATCTTTACGAACCTGCGAAAATGAAATTAGAAAACTAAATACGTCCTACTAAAAAAATAGCGGACACTAAAATCTTTATGATTTGGTGTCCGTTTTGCTTAAGAAGTAACTATATGACATCGGAAGAAAAAAAAGTATATTCGAAAGAGTATAGGAAAAAACATCCTGAGTATGTATTAAGAGACAGAGAAAAATCAAAGATAAGAGCCAAGATAAATTATTATATTCTGAAGGAAAAATATCCAGATAGATTCAAAAAATTAATGGAGCATAAAAACAGAAAGAAGCGAGACAGAGGGAAGTATAGATTTAGTATATATAAATCGCAAGCAAAAAAAAGAAAAAAAGATTTTGTATTAACAAAAGAGCAGTTTGAAAAAATAATTAATGGTGAATGTTATTATTGTGGAACCAAAAATAAAATTGGTATTGATCGAAAAGATAATTCAAAAGGATATACTATAGAAAATTCAGTTTCATGTTGTAGGATATGTAATTGGATGAAATTGACATTAACAGAAAAGGAATTTATTCAACATTGTATTGAAATAGCGAATAATTCGTTGCAGAAACCCATGAGATAAGCAACGTAAAAAAAACAAAGCGCAACGATCGTGAGACATCACGTAAAAACACGGCGCTTCAGGGTATGGAACATCGGAGTCGAATGTTCTCATTAAGTAAAGTAACATAAGTCCAAAAAAGATATGTCTTTCAAAGTAAAAAAAGGACGAACCAAGATCATGTGGCTTCCCTGGACAACCGGGCAGGTCACAGCAAAGGATGGCTTAGTTGCATTTAGTTCTGGGAGATTAATCCCGGCAACTTCAAGCAGCGAAGGTTATGCCATACCGGGGACCGCCTTAAAAGCGATCACCTCGGCGTCTGACGAATACACCACAGCCGGAAACATTCCTGTTCGTGTCCCAGTCGAAAAAGCAGTAGAGTGGGAAGCGACAGTGACTGCAACTTTGGTAGTGGGCGACGTCGGATTACATTGCGATCTTACGGACCAATCTACTGTGAATAGGGCAGCATCTTCACTTGACATCGTTCAGGTAACGCAATTCATTAGCACTACAAAGTGCTTGTGCGTTCTCAATATCGGAACGGGTCAAATAAAAGGACAAACTTAATCATATGGAACTTAATACAGTATCATTAGGTGATTTCGTCAAGTTGGCGGAAGTCATCTGGATCAAAGGTTTCGAGTCGGTAGACCCGGCCATGATTAACTCTGGCCTTGTGAAGGTGATGAACATCTCTGAACATACGGGCAATACCCGTGAGTTCTCCGAGATAGACACCAACGAATACCTTTCCTACAAAGGAGAGGGAGACCAAGCGTCTCGTGGAAAAGTTCAGCAAGGTTATTCAAAGACAATGACCAAATACAGAGTGGCTGAAAACATCGGTATCACATACGAAATGAGAACCGAGAATAAAGCCCCTGAAGTGATCAACGCTTTGACAGGCGCAGGTAGAAAGGGAGCCAATACAATGGATCTCGATCTATCCCACCGTTTGACCTTCGGAACCGCCGGATCATACCCCGATAGGGACGGAAGGACAATTACCATCACAACCGGTGATGGTCATTACCTCTTCGATACAGACCACTCTTTAGCCGGAAGTTCAACCAGTTTCAGAAACAGACTGGCGAACAACCCCCAACTCTCAAAAGGAGCGTTGGAAGGCATGGAGAGATTAGTAACGGAGAATACCTTCAACCAACTCGGTGAAAAGATGACCGCCACATTCGACATCTTGTTCACAACAGACGACCCGAATATCGTCAACACTGCACGGGAATACTTAAGATCAACCGCCAATCCAGAAGCGTTACACGCTGGAGTGGTCAATGCATATCAAGGAAAATACAAACACGTTGTACTTCCGAGATTAGCAACCACCGCAGCCGGCGCACCGGATTCAACAAAGAGAGCGTACTGGGGCATCGCATGCTCACAGCTCTCCTCGTTCTATCTCGGCATCTGGGAGCAACCGCATCTTATTCCACCTTCTGCCAACAGCAACGCTGAGGACGTACAGACCGATGACTGGGAATTCAGGAATCGTGTTGGATACGGAATCACTATTGTCGGATCGGCATGGGTGAAGTTCTCGTCAGGTGACGGAACCGCCTAAACACAATAAAAGTGATTTAGTCGACTGGCTCGGGCCCAAAGCACTTTGCGGAACCTGAGCCAGAAAAGTGCCGACTAAGCACTCTCGCCCCTAAGCCAGCGAGTAAAACAATGGCAAAGGTCGACCCGAAAGGGCCTCGGGATAAAGGCCGAGTTATAAACCTAAATCATTAAATTAAAAAAATATGAAAGAAAATCAATTAAGTAGATACGGAGCGTTGTCAAGAACACTCCCGATGACAATGGGAAAAATATTCTTTATTGTCAATGGATCAGATTCTTATGCAGGAGAATTGATCAACGAGTTCCCAGTAGACAAAGACGGTGTACCAAGAGTATATGTGGCTTCTGCCGCAGATGCTTCTACGTCAATACAGGCCGCCCTCGATGCGTGCGTTTCTTCTCGTAACGATTACGTGATGATAATGCCAAGTGCATCAAATTACGTTTTGGCAGCCACCTTGACTATGAGCAAAAACTCAGTGCACTTAATCTGTCCAGCTGGATTAGGTTCTGATGTCGGTGCAATCAATGCCGCCAGAGTAGCGGCCTATGCAGGAACGGACGCAATCACTATCACTGGCGCAAACTGTGAAGTGGCAGGATTGTACATAAAGAACGTCGATAAGAAAAGTGGCGTGTATATCGGCGATGGTGCTCATTGTGCGCATATCCACCACAATCATTTCCCGATGACCTGGAGTTCGGGAGCGCAAAAGGGAGCGATAATTGCTAAGGCTACCGGGACCGGCACTATGTTCAACATAGAAAAGAATTTCATCTTTGCCTATACTGGTGGTGGTGTTACTTGTGCTGAAGGTGTCATTGATATTGGAAGAACTGGTGATGGTTATTTGAGCAGAGTTTGCAATAACATCATTTCGATAGGTGAAACATTCACGGCATCGGTAGTAATTTATCTTGGTTGCGATGACGGATTGGTGGCGAATAACATCATCACATCTTGTGGTGGTGGAGGAACGGTAACTAAAGCCATAATTGTTAAAAGTACTTGTTCTGTCGTGGATAATAGAGTTGCGGTAGCAACGGGTGCATTCTCTACTGGTGGTGCTGCTGGGATATCCTACGTCAATAACATTGATGGTACTGCAACTGCAGGTTCAGATCACTGGAACTTGCCAGCCGCCTAATCTATCCTTGTGAGATTAACAGTTCTTACCGGCTCTCTGAAAA